TAAGAAGTGAAATAATGACACCGTGGATTCCAACAGATACAAATATAGGCGGGGAGTTTGTACCGTCTAATACATCGAAAACAGAAATGGCAGTAACTAATTATCTTTGTAGTATACGAAGAGGTAAAATCCTTGAGTTTAAGAGTGCGATTGAACGTATAATTAACACATCAAGTAGGAAAGAACGCGAGTTCATTCAAGAGTATTATTTTAATAAAAAGACTTTGATTGCGGTTTGCTATGACATACACATCTCTGAAAGTACAGCGCATAGAATCAAGAAGAAAATAGTGTCTAAACTAGCCGAAGAATTAGGAGAATACTAAAATTGACAGTAAAATGACAGTTTTTGACACCTTAAACGAGATATTATGATATTGTAAGAATTATCTTAAGACGTGGGGTAATAGCCGCAACAGATGTTCTCATCGATGTGATTGAGAAGTGACAAACATATAAAAGATGATATGTTACGCTATTAATCACTTACTACCTGCCTATATGGTGGGTAGTTTAATTCTTGCATTTTGAGTCATAACTATTTTCCTCCTTTCACATTTATTGAACGTAGCTCCTGCACAAGATGTAGGGGCATTTTTGTATTTAAAAAATAACTAGAGTAATTAACGTAAAGGCGTGTGATACAGTGAAAACAATTGATTAAATTAACACCGAAGCAAGAAAAGTTTGTGCTAGGACTCATAGAGGGCAAGAGCCAACGAAAAGCATACATTGACGCAGGGTATTCGACTAAAAATAAAGGTGAAGCATATATTGATATGCAAGCAAGTAGAATAGCGAAAAACGATAAGGTTATGTCAAGGTACGAAGAATTGCGTCAAGAAGTAGCTGAAGAATCTAAATGGACACGCCAAAAGGCTTTTGAAGAATATGAGTGGCTAAAGAATGTAGCTAAGAATGACATTGAAATAGAGGGAGTGAAGAAAGCGACAGCTGATGCATTCCTCGCTAGTTTGGACGGCATGAATAGAATGACGTTAGGTAACGAAGTTTTAGCTAACAAGAAAATAGAAACTGAAATTAAGATGCTTGAGAAGAAGATTGAACAAATAGATAAAGGTGACAGTGGAACAGAAGATAAAATCAAACAACTTCACGACGCAATAACGGAAGTGATCGTCAATGAATAAACTTAAATCTTTATATACGGACAAACAAATTGAAATATTGAAGCAAACGCAAAAACAAGATTGGTTTATGTTAATTAATCACGGAGCAAAGCGTACAGGTAAAACAATATTAAACAATGACTTATTTTTACGTGAGTTAATGCGTGTGCGAAAGATAGCAGACGAAGAAGGAATTGAGACACCTCAATATATACTTGCTGGCGCAACATTAGGTACGATTCAAAAAAACGTACTAATAGAGTTAACTAACAAATACGGCATTGAGTTTAATTTTGATAAATACAATTCATTCATGTTATTTGGCGTTCAAGTGGTTCAGACAGGTCACAGTAAAGTAAGTGGTATAGGAGCTATACGTGGTATGACATCGTTTGGTGCATATATCAATGAAGCGTCGTTAGCGCATGAAGAGGTGTTTGACGAGATTAAGTCGCGTTGTAGTGGAACTGGTGCAAGAATATTGGTAGATACCAACCCTGACCATCCCGAGCATTGGTTGTTGAAAGATTATATTGAAAATACAGATCCTAAAGCAGGTATACTGAGTCACCAATTTAAGCTCGATGACAATAACTTTCTTAACGATAGATATAAAGAGTCTATTAAGGCTTCAACACCATCAGGTATGTTCTACGAACGCAATATCAACGGTATGTGGGTGTCTGGTGACGGTGTAGTATATGCCGACTTTGATTTAAATGAGAATACGATTAAAGCAGATGAACTGGACGACATACCTATCAAAGAATACTTTGCTGGTGTCGACTGGGGGTACGAGCATTATGGATCTATTGTGTTAATAGGACGAGGTATAGATGGTAACTTTTATTTTATTGAGGAGCACGCACACCAATTTAAGTTTATTGATGATTGGGTGGATATTGCAAAAGATATTGTAAGCAGATATGGCAACATTAATTTTTACTGCGATACCGCACGACCTGAATATATCACTGAATTCAGAAGACATAGATTACGTGCAATTAACGCTGATAAAAGTAAACTATCGGGTGTAGAGGAAGTTGCTAAGTTGTTCAAACAAAACAAGCTACTTGTTCTATATGATAATATGGACAGGTTTAAGCAAGAGGTATTTAAATACGTTTGGCACCCTACAAACGGAGAGCCTATAAAAGAATTTGATGATGTGTTGGACTCGTTAAGATATGCCATATACACACATACTAAACCCGAACGATTAAGGAGGGGGAAATGACATTGTATAAGTTAATAGATGATATTAAAGCACAAGGTATATTACCTAAGCATATCGAGGCTCTAATAGAGTCGCATAAAGACGATAGAGAGCGAATGGTTAATCTCTATAATAGATACAAGACACATATTGATTATGTACCTATATTCAAACGTCGACCAATTGAAGAAAAAGAAGATTTTGAAACTGGCGGCAACGTAAGACGCCTGGACGTGTCTGTTAATAACAAACTAAATAACTCGTTCGATAGCGAGATTGTGGATACACGTGTTGGCTATTTACATGGTGTACCAGTTACTTATGATTTAGATGAAAATGCAGAAAAAAACGAAAAGTTGAAAAAATTTCTAACCAACTTTGCTATTAGAAATAGTGTTGATGATGAGGACTCTGAAATAGGGAAAATGGCGGCAATTTGTGGATATGGTGCTAGGTTAGCATATATTGATACGAATGGTGATATTAGAATTAAGAATATAGATCCCTATAATGTTGTTTTTGTTGGCGACAATATTTTAGAACCTACGTACTCATTGCGTTACTTTTATGAAAAAGATGATGATAATGGCACTGATTATGTGTACGCAGAGTTTTACGATGATACTTATTATTATGTATTTCGAGGAGAAGGTATCGACGCTTTACAAGAAGTTGGGCGATATGAACATTTATTTGACTACAATCCATTGTTTGGTGTACCTAACAACAAAGAGATGATAGGAGATGCCGAAAAGGTTATTCACTTAATTGACGCATATGACTTAACAATGAGTGACGCATCGAGTGAAATTAGTCAGACACGTTTAGCATACCTTGTATTGCGCGGTATGGGTATGAGTGAAGAAATGATTCAAGAAACACAAAAGAGTGGCGCATTCGAGTTGTTCGACAAAGATATGGACGTTAAATACTTAACTAAAGATGTAAATGACACAATGATTGAGAACCATTTAGATCGAATCGAAAAGAATATCATGCGTTTTGCAAAGTCAGTAAACTTTAATTCTGACGAGTTTAATGGAAATGTGCCTATCATTGGAATGAAACTTAAGCTTATGGCTTTAGAGAACAAATGTATGACGTTTGAGCGTAAGATGACAGCGATGTTACGTTACCAATTCAAAGTTATTTTATCTGCATTAAAGCGTAAAGGGTACAACTTGGATGGTGATAGTTATTTAAATCTGATATTTAAGTTCACTCGTAACATTCCAGTTAATAAGTTAGAAGAATCACAAGTGCTAATTAACCTTAAGGGGCAAGTTTCAGAACGAACAAGGTTGGGACAATCACAACTAGTTGATGATGTTGATTACGAATTAGACGAAATGGAAAAAGAAAGTCTTGAATTTAATGACAAATTACCTGACATATATGAAGGTGACCCAAATGACAAATCCCAAAATAACCAATCAGAATGATATTGATGAGTATATCGAGGGTTTAATCTCTAAAGCAGAAAAACCAATAGAACAACTATTTGCTAATCGACTTAAAGAGATAAAACAAATCATCGCAGATATGTTTGAAAAGTATCAAAGTGATGATGTATATGTTACATGGACTGAATTCAATAAATACAACAGGCTCAATAAGGAGTTAACTCGTATAGGTACAATGTTGACTGATGACTATAGGCAAGTAGCTAAGATGATTCAGAAGTCACAGGAAGATGCTTATATCGAAAAGTTCCTTATGAGCCTTTATTTATATGAAATGGCGAGTCAAACATCTATGCAGTTTGATGTTCCAAGTAAAGAGGTAATCAAATCAGCTATTGAACAACCCATCGAGTTCATTCGTTTAATGCCGACACTACAAAAACATCGTGATGAAGTGTTGAAAAAGATACGCATGCACATTACACAAGGCATTATGAGCGGGGAGGGGTACTCTAAGATAGCAAAAGCAATACGCGATGATATCGGCATGTCTAAAGCTCAATCATTGCGTGTGGCTCGTACAGAAGCAGGCAGAGCGATGTCTCAAGCTGGATTAGATAGCGCAATGGTTGCTAAAGATAATGGGTTGAAGATGAAGAAACGTTGGCATACTACCAAAGATACACGTACACGCGATACTCATCGCCATTTAGATGGTGAATCTGTAGAAATAGACCAAAACTTTCAATCAAGTGGGTGCGTTGGACAAGCACCAAAGCTATTTATCGGTGTAAACAGTGCGAAAGAGAATATTAATTGTCGTTGTAAATTACTCTATTACATTGATAAAGATGAATTACCCACTGTGATGAGAGTGCGTAATGATGATGGTGAAAATGAAGTTATACCATTCATGAATTATCGTGAGTGGGAAAAACACAAGAGGAAAAAGAAATAATGTATCTATCGACCTTAGCATGTCGTTAAACTGCTTTTTATTATGCACTTTTCGGACTGTTAGGGTACGCGAAGGGCAAAAAGGAGTTTTGATATATGAATATCGAAGAAGTTAAGTCTTTTTTTGAAGAACACAAAGACGATAAAGAAGTAAAAGATTATCTAAACGGACTTAAGACGGTGTCTGTTGATGACGTTAAAGGCTTTTTAGATACAGAAGAAGGTAAACGATTCATTCAACCTGAATTAGATCGTTATCATTCGAAAGGATTAGAATCATGGAAAGAGAAAAATCTTGAGAATCTAATCGAAAAAGAAGTACAGAAGCGTAATCCTGAACAATCAGAAGAACAAAAACGCATTAGTGCTCTTGAAAAAGAGTTAGAAAAACGTGATGCAGAAGCAAAACGTGAAAAACTAAGAAGTAATGCATTGGGTAAAGCGCAAGAACTAAATTTACCAACCTCCTTAGTTGATAGATTTTTAGGCGACTCTGATGAAGATACTGAGCAAAACTTAAAAGCTTTAAAAGAAACTTTTGACAAGTATGTTCAAGAAGGTGTTGAGTCTAAATTTAAATCGAGTGGAAGAGATGTTAAAGAATCACAAAATCAAGATTTAGACTCTTCAAATGTAAAGTCCATTGAAGAAATGGCGAAAGAAATCAATATTAGAAAATAAAGTGAGGTAATAAAATATGGCAACTCCAACATACACGCCAGGCAATGTTATTTTATCGGATTTTAAAAACGGCGTTATTCCAGCAGAACAAGGTACTTTAATCATGAAAGACATTATGGCTAATTCAGCAATTATGAAATTAGCTAAAAATGAGCCGATGACAGCTCAAAAGAAAAAATTTACTTACTTAGCTAAAGGTGTAGGCGCTTACTGGGTATCAGAAACGGAACGTATTCAAACCTCAAAACCTGAATACGCACAAGCAGAAATGGAAGCTAAGAAAATTGGTGTAATTATCCCGTTATCAAAAGAGTTTCTTAAATGGACTGCAAAAGACTTCTTTAATGAGGTTAAACCTTTAATTGCAGAGGCGTTTTACAAAGCGTTTGACCAAGCTGTTATCTTTGGTACTAAATCACCTTATAACACTTCAACTAGTGGTAAACCACTTGTAACAGGTGCAGAAGAGAAAGGTAATGTGGTTAATGATTCTAAAGATTTATACGTAGACCTTTCAGCGTTAATGGCTACTATCGAAGATGAAGAATTAGATCCAAACGGAGTATTAACTACGCGTTCATTCCGTAGCAAAATGCGTAACGCTTTAGATGGCAATAAACATCCATTGTTTGATGCAAATGGTAATGAAATTATGGGACTACCTTTATCTTACACTGGTGCTGATGTGTTTGATAAGAAACAGTCATTAGCTTTAATGGGTGACTGGGATTACGCACGTTACGGTATCTTGCAAGGTATCGAATATGCAATTTCAGAGGATGCAACTTTAACAACATTACAAGCATCTGATGCATCTGATCAACCAGTATCATTATTCGAACGTGATATGTTCGCTTTACGTGCGACGATGCATATTGCATACATGAACGTTAAACCAGAAGCGTTCGCAACGCTTAAACCAACTGAATAGGAGGAGATATGATGGCTAATCCTGCAGAAGAGATTAAGGTAAAAAAAGACGATGTGACCATTACTGTTACAAAGAAGGCGTTTGACTCTTATTACAGTCTTGTTGGTTACAAAGAGGTTAAATCACGCCGTACTACGTCTGATAAGAGCGAGTGATAAAAATGACTCTTTATGAAGATGTTAAACTTTTACTCAAGAAAAATGGAGTAGAAGTTAAAAGTGATGAAGAAGAAATATTTAAGATGGAAGTTGACGGAATACTAGAAGATGTTAGGGATATAACAAACAATGATTTCATGAAAGATGGTCAAGTTATTTATCCTTACTCAATCAAAAAGTATGTCGCAGACGTTCTAGAGTATAATCAACGTCCTGAGGTTAAAAGAAACTTAAAATCTAGAAGCATGGGGACAGTATCGTACACTTATAACGATGGTGTTCCTGACTACATTAGTGGAGTATTAAACAGGTATAAACGAGCAAAGTTTCATCCGTTTAAACCAATAAGATAGAGGTGTTGTTTGTGTTTAACCCGTACGACGAATTCCCGCATACCATTTCTATTGGAAGTATTAAAAAAGTAGGAGAGTATCCAATTATACAAGAGCGCTTTGTAAGTGATAAAACAATTAAGGGATTTATGGATACGCCTACTACATCTGAACAACTAAAATTTCATCAAATGTCCCTTGAATACGACAGAAACCTATACGTACCTTATGACTTGCCAATATCTAAAAACAATCTATTTGAGTATGAGGGTAGAATCTTTAGTATTATAGGTGATTCTGTAGATCAGGGCGGACAACATGAAATTAAGTTACTACGACTTAAGCAGGTGCCATATGGCAAAGGTTAAGTATGGTGCTGATAGCATGGTTGTTGAATTGGATAAGTTCGATAAGAAAATAGAAGAGTGGGTTAAAAAAGGTATCGCTAAAACAACGATGAAGATATATAACACTGCTGTCGCATTAGCTCCTGTTGACTCAGGTTTCTTGAAAGAAAGTATAGATTTTCGGTTTGAAAATGGTGGTTTAACTGGAGTTATCAATGTAGGTGCGAATTACAGTTTATACATTGAGTACGGCACAGGTATTTATGCCACTAAAGGTAGTCGCGCTAAAAAGATACCGTGGAGTTATAAAGACGCTAACGGTAAATGGCATACTACTAAAGGACAAGCGCCACAACCGTTTTGGAACCCTGCAATTGACGCAGGACGCAAGACATTCGAGCAGTATTTTTCATAGAGGTGGTTAAATATGTGGGTATCAGTTGAGCCTGAACTTACAAATCAAATATATAAAAGATTAATCTCAGACCCTAACATTAACAAACTAGTTGATGATAGGGTCTTTGACGTTGTTCAAGATGACGCTGTTTACCCATATATTGTTGTGGGTGAATCAAACGTCACTAACAACGAATCTAGCGCAACAATGAGAGAAACAGTCGGTATTGTCATACATGTGTATTCACAGTTCGCTACACAATACGAAGCTAAGCTCATTTTAAGCGCGATAGGCTACGTGCTTAACAGGCCTATAGAAATAGATAATTATGAATTTCAATTTAGTCGTATCGATAGTCAAGCAGTATTTCCTGATATAGATAGGTTTACTAAGCATGGTACGATACGGCTTTTATTTAAGTACAGACATAAAAAGAAAAACGAAGGAGTGTATTAAATGGCGCAAAAAAACTATTTAGCGGTTGTACGTCCAGCTGAAACTGATTTAGATCCAGTAGAATCTTTATTATTAGCTGACTTACAAGAGGGCGGACATACAATTGAAAATGATTTAGCTGAAATAGTACGAGGCGGTAAAACGGACTATTCTTCTAACGCAATGTCAGAAGAAGTTAAATTGACGATTGGCAACGTGCCAGGAGACAAAGGTATTGCAGCAATGAAGCATGCAGTACAAACAGGCGGACAAGTACGCTTATGGCTTTATGAGCGTAATAAACGTGCTGATGGTAAATATCATGGTGTGTTTGGTTATGCTGTTCCTGAATCATTTGAAATGTCGTTTGATGATGAAGACAACAAAATTGAATTAACATTAAAAATTAAATGGAATACAGCAGAAGGTGCTGAAGATAACTTGCCGAAAGAGTGGTTTGAAGCTGCAGGTGCGCCTACAGTTGAATACGAAAAATTCGGCGAAAAAGTCGGAACATTCGAGAATCAAAAGAAAGCTAGTGTTGTATCTGATTCACACACGGAAGACCATTCTCTGTAAACGAATAGATCAAGGGGGCATACGCTCCCTATTTTTTTATACAAAATTTGAAAAGAGGTATACATTTTGACTGAATTTAATCCAATTACAACATTAAAAATTAACGACGGAGAAAAAGATTACGAAGTAGAAGCGAAAGTATCTTTTGCATTTGACCAAAAAGCAGAAAAGTTCTCACAAGAAACCACTGATGAAAACGGTAGAAAAGGAACGACACCAGGATTTAATGTTATTTTCAATGGCTTATTAGAATCTCGTAACAAAGCGATTTTGCAGTTTTGGGAATGTGCAACAGCTTACCTAAAAAACCCGCCAACTCGCGAACAGTTAGAAAAAGCAATTGATGATTTCATTACTGAGAGCGAAGACACTTTACCACTATTACAAGGTGCTTTAGACAAACTTAACAACAGTGGTTTTTTCAAGAGAGAGAGTCGCTCGTACTGGATGACGTTGCACAAAGCAGTGAGCATGTCGAAGAGCGACGACAAAGAGATGACAAAAATGGGCGTAGAAATGATGAAAGAGAATTACAAGGAAATCATGGGCGCAGAACCTTACACGATTACTCAAAAGTAAGACAATTAACAGCTAGATACTTAGGTTACATTCCTGAGCATGAACTGTTAGCTTTAACGCCTACTGAATGGCGTGATTGGCTCATTGGTGGTCAGGATAGATATTTAGACCAAAGACAGCTAGTTATCGAACAAGCGCAAGCTAATGGCTTAGTACAAGCTTCTAAAAAGTTAACAGGAATGGCTCGTGACGTTGAGAAACAGCGTTACGAAATAAGAGAACCTGGTAGCTATGCACGTGTACAACAGGCTAGATTAGCAGACGAAAAAAGAAAACGTGCCATATTCAAAGAAGGTACGAGAAAATTCCTTGAATCGAAAGGAGGTTAGCTTTTGGATACTCATTTTATGGCAAAGATCATGGCTAATATTAGAGACTTTCAAAATAACGTAAGGAAAGCTCAACGATTAGCAAAAACAGCAGTGCCAAATGAAATTGAAACAGATGTAAAAGCGGATATTTCAAGATTCCAAAGGGCTTTACAGCGGGCTAAAGCTATGGCACAAAAATGGCGAGAGCATAATGTTAAGATTGATGGTAATAATTCGCCGTTAAAACGTGCAATTACTAGCGCCAGAACAATGTTAGCTACATTGCACACCAAAACAGTAAAAGTTAATTTTGATACAAGGGGTATGACAAAAGCTCAAATACTGACTAAAGCGCTAAACAAATCCTTAACCGAATACGGCGAAAAAATGGACGCTTTGGCTTCTAAAATACGTACATTTGGTACTATTTTTGCACAACAAGTTAAAGGTTTAATGATCGCTAGTATACAAGCTTTAATACCAGTAATTGCTGGCTTAGTACCTGCGATAATGGCGGTACTTAATGCGGTTGGTGTATTAGGTGGTGGCGTTCTAGGATTAGCTGGGGCATTCAGTATTGCTGGTGCAGGTGCAGTAGCATTTGGTGCTATGGCAATTAGTGCTATTAAAATGCTCAAAGATGGAACGTTACAAGTAACTAAAGAAACACAAGCTTATCAATCGGCTTTAAATGGTGTTAAAACAACTTGGCAAGATATCATCAAACAAAATCAAGCACAAATATTCAACACATTAGCGAATGGTTTAAACACAATTAAAACAGCCTTAATTGCATTAAAACCTTTTATATCTGGCGTAGCTCAATCTATGGAACAAGCTTCTCAGAAAGTGTTGAAATGGGCTCAAAATAGCCAAACAGCACAAAAGTTCTTTAACATGATGAATACAACAGGTGTTAAGACGTTTGACGCTTTATTAAGCGCGGCAGGTCGTTTTGGTGATGGATTAGTGAATGTGTTCACTCAATTAGCACCATTATTTTTGTGGGTAGCTAATGGCTTAGATAGTTTAGGACAAAAATTCCAGAACTGGGCTAACAGTGTAGCAGGACAAAATGCGATACAAGCATTCATCGAATACACAAAGACAAACTTGCCTAAATTAGGGCAAATATTTGGTAATGTATTTTCTGGAATTGGTAATTTGATGATTGCTTTCGGACAAAACAGTTCGAATATATTTGATTGGTTGGTTAAGTTAACATCTCAATTCAGAGCGTGGTCAGAACAAGTAGGTCAATCACAAGGGTTTAAAGACTTTATAAGTTATGTTCAAGAGAATGGTCCTACTATTATGCAGTTAATCGGTAATATCGTAAAAGCGTTAGTGGCATTTGGTACTGCAATGGCTCCTATAGCTAGTAAATTACTAGATTTCATTACTAATTTAGCTGGATTTATCGCCAAACTATTCGAAACACACCCAGCAGTCGCTCAAATTATCGGTGTTATGGGTATTTTAGGTGGCGTATTTTGGGCTTTAATGGCTCCGATCGCAGCTGTTAGCAGTGTATTAAGTAATGTGTTTAGTATGACTTTATTGAACGTTGTCAAAAGAATACTGGATTTAACTAGAATAACTGGATTGGTAAGTAAAGCGTTTGGTTTATTGGCTGGTGCTTTCACAAGTGTTTCTTGGCCAGTATTAGCAGTGATTGCCGTAATTGGCGCATTCATTGGCATTCTTGTTTATTTATGGAAAACAAACGAGAATTTCAGAAAAACAATAACAGAAGCTTGGAACGGTATTAAAACAGCAGTTTCCGGTGCGATTCAAGGTGTAGTAGATTGGTTAACTCAATTGTGGGGCAAAATTCAATCAACATTACAGCCAATCATGCCTATTTTGCAAATGTTAGGTCAAATATTCATGCAAGTTTTAGGTGTTTTAGTCATAGGTATCATCACAAACGTTATGAATATCATACAAGGTTTGTGGACGTTAATTACAATCGCGTTCCAAGCCATAGGAACAGTGATATCCGTAGCAGTCCAAATCATAGTAGGTTTATTCACTGCTTTGATTCAGTTGCTTACTGGCGACTTCTCAGGTGCTTGGGAGACTATTAAAACTACAGTTACCAATGTGCTTGATACGATTTGGCAATACATGCAATCAGTTTGGGAGTCAATTATCGGCTTTTTAACTGGCGTAATGAATCGAACACTTTCTATGTTTGGTACAAGTTGGTCACAGATATGGAGTACAATCACTAATTTTGTTAGTAGTATATGGAATACTGTTACAAGCTGGTTCAGTCGAGTTGCTTCGAGTGTAGCTGAAAAAATGGGGCAAGCGCTAAACTTTATTATCACAAAAGGTTCCGAATGGGTTTCTAACATTTGGAATACAGTTACAAGTTTCGCAAGTAAAGTAGCTGATGGGTTTAAAAGAGTTGTCTCAAATGTAGGTGACGGTATGAGTGATGCGCTTGGTAAGATTAAAAGTTTCTTCAGTGATTTCTTAAATGCCGGAGCGGAATTAATAGGCAAAGTAGCTGAGGGTGTAGCCAATGCTGCGCACAAAGTTGTTAGTGCAGTAGGCGATGCAATTTCATCTGCATGGGACTCTGTAACTTCATTCGTAAGTGGACACGGCGGAGGTAGTGGCTTAGGCAAAGGTTTAGCAGTATCACAAGCTAAAGTCATTGCTACCGACTTTGGTAGTGCATTTAACAAAGAGCTATCATCTACACTTACAGATAGTATAGTAGATCCCGTAAGTACTTCTATAGACAGACACATGACTGGCGATGTTCAACATAGCTTAAAAGAAAATAATAGACCTATTGTGAATGTAACGATTAGAAATGAGGGCGACCTTGATTTAATTAAATCACGCATCGATGACATGAACGCTATAGACGGAAGTTTCAACTTATTATAAGGGAGGTTTGTTAGTTGATAGCGCACGATATAGAAGTAATAAGGAATGGTTCGCAGTATCGCGTCAGTGACAACCCTTTCACTTATAATCACTTGGAAGTAGTTGAATATAACGTTACAGGCGCAGGATATCATCGTAACTATTCTGATATAGAGGGTATTGATGGTAGATTTCATAATTACGCTAAAGAAGAACTTAAAAAAATAGAGCTTAAGCTAAGGTATAAAGTACCTAAAATTGCTTATGCTTCACATTTAAAGTCAGACGTCCAAGCACTATTTGCTGGACGTTTTTATTTAAGGGAATTAGCTACACCAGACAATTCAATTAAGTATGAGCATATATTAGATATACCAAAAGACAAACAAGCATTTGAGCTTGATTATGTTGATGGACGACAACTTTTTGTAGGATTAGTAAGTGAAGTTTCTTTTGACACAACACAAACATCAGGGGAATTTTCTTTGTCATTTGAAACAACCGAACTACCATACTTTGAAAGTGTCGGTTATAGTACTGATCTTGAAAGTGATAACGACCCTGAAAAATGGTCGGTACCTGATAGATTGCCTACAAACGAAGGTGATAAGAGGCGTCAAATGACATTTTACAACACTAACTCAGGAGAAGTTTATTATAACGGTGATGTTCCTTTAACACAGTTTAATCAGTTTAATGTTGTTGAAATAGAGTTAGCTGAAGATGTTAAATCTAATGATAAGGATGGATTCACTTTCTATACAGATAAAGGAAATATCTCAGTTATTAAGGAAGTTGATTTAAAAGCCGGAGACAAAATAATCTTTGATGGTAAACATACCTATAGAGGTTATTTAAATATAGATTTTTTTAATAAAACTTTAGAACAACCGGTTTTATATCCAGGATGGAATCGATTCAAGTCTAATAAAGTAATGAAACAAATTACATTTAGACACAAATTATATTTTAGATAAGGAGTAGCCTATGCCAATTTTATTAAAAAGTCTACAGGGTGTAGGGCACGCTATTAATGTTAGTACAAAAGTAAGTAAAAAGCTAAATGAAGATAGTTCTTTGGATTTAACAATTATTGAAAACGCGAGTACGTTTGACGCAATAGGTGCTATAACTAAAATGTGGACGATCACTCATGTTGAAGGTGAAGATGATTTCAACGAATATGTAATTGTAATACTTGATAAATCAACTATCGGCGAGAAAATAAGGCTTGATATCAAAGCTAGACAAAAAGAACTTGATGACCTTAATAACTCTAGGATTTACCAAGAGTATAATGAAAGTTTTACAGGCGTTGAGTTCTTTAATACTGTCTTTAAAGGAATGGGTTATAAGTATGTATTACATCCAAAAGTAGATGCATCTAAATTCGAGGGATTAGGCAAAGGAGATACACGATTAGAAATCTTTAAAAAAGGACTTGAGCGTTATCATCTCGAATATGAATACGACGCAAAGACTAAAACGTTTCATTTGTATGATGAATTATCTAAGTTTGCCAATTATTACATTAAAGCTGGTGTGAATGCTGATAACGTCAAAATACAAGAAGATGCGTCTAAGTGTTATACCTTTATTAAAGGTTATGGTGATTTTGATGGACAACAGACTTTTGCAGAAGCGGGACTACAAATTGAATTCACTCATCCATTAGCACAATTGATAGGTAAAAGAGAAGCGCCACCGCTTGTTGATGGACGTATTAAAAAAGAAGATAGTTTAAAAAAAGCAATGGAGCTAGTGATAAAGAAAAGTGTCACTGCTTCTATTTCCTTAGACTTTGTAGCGTTACGTGAACATTTCCCAGAAGCTAATCCTAAAATAGGTGATGTTGTTAGAGTGGTGGATTCTGCCATAGGATATAACGATTTAGTAAGAATAGTAGAAATAACAACTGAAAGAAACGCTTATAATAATATCACTAAGCAAGATGTAGTATTAGGAGACTTTACAAGGCGTAATCGATATAACAAGGCTGTTCATGACGCTGCGAATTATGTTAAGAGTGTAAAGTCTACTAAATCCGACCCATCTAAAGAACTAAAAGCATTAAACGCAAAAGTTAACGCAAGTTTATCTATCAACAACGATATATTAAAGAAAACCGAAAGGTTAAACGCTAAAGTGGATAAAGTTAACACTAAAACAGTTACTACTGCTAACGGTACGATCATGTACGACTTTACGAGTCAATCAAGTATAAGAAACATCAAATCTATTGGAACAATTGGTGATTCTGTAGCTAGAGGGTCACACGCAAAAACTAATTTCACAGAAATGTTAGGCAAAAAGTTAAAAGTCAAAACGACCAACCTTGCAAGAGGTGGCGCGACAATGGCGACAGTACCAATAGGTAAAGAAGCGGTAGAAAATAGCATTTATAGGCAAGCAGAGCAAATAAGAGGAGACCTAATCATATTACAAGGTACAGATGACGACTGGTTACACGGTTATTGGGCAGGTGTACCTATAGGCACTGATAAAACGGATACTAAAACGTTTTACGGTGCCTTTTGTTCTGCGATTGAAGTTATTAGAAAGAATAATCCGGACTCAAAAATACTAGTGATGACAGCTACAAGACAATGTCCTATGGACGGCACTAAAATACGTCGTAAAGATACAGATAAAAACAAGTTAGGACTAACACTTGAAGACTATGTAAACGCTCAAGTATTAGCTTGCAGTGAATTAAACGTACCAGTATTTGACGCATATCACACAGATTACTTCAAACCTTACAACCCGGCTTTCAGAAAGTCCAGCATGCCTGATGGATTACACCCTAACGAAAAAGGACACGAAGTGATTATGTATGAACTAATAAAGGATTATTACAGTTTTTATGATTAAAGGAGGCAACCAATGGCTTACGGATTAATAACAAGTTTGCATTCTATCACTGGCGAAAAAGTAGTTGCTCAGCATGAATACAACTATCGATTACTTGATAATGGGATGAGTAAACTTGAAAAGATGTTTATATATCATCAAAAAGAAGAAATATACGCACACTCAGCGAAACAAATTAAATACTTGAATGATAGTGTTGAAAATTATTTAACGTATCTAAACGGCCGTTTTAGCAATATGATTTTAGGTCATAATGGTGACGGTATTAATGAAGTGACAGATGCACGCGTTGATAATACTGGTTATGGTCATAAGACATTGCAAGATCGTTTGTATCATGATTATTCAACGCTAGATGCTTTCACTAAAAAGGTTGAGAAAGTTGTAGATGAACACTATAAAGAATATCAAGCGACAGAATACCGATTTGAACCAAAAGAGCAAGAACCGGAATTCATCACAGATTTATCGCCATATACTAACGCAGTAATGCAATCATTTTGGGTAGACCCTAGAACGAAAATTATTTATATGACACAAGCTCGTCCAGGCAATCATTACATGTTATCTAGATTAAAACCTAACGGGCAATTTATTGATAGATTACTTGTTAAAAATGGCGGTCACGGTACACACAATGCGTATAGATACATTAATGGAGAATTATGGATTTATTCAGCTGTATTGGACAGTAACAAAAACAACAAGTTTGTACGTTTCCAATATAGAACTGGAGAGATAACGTACGGCAATGAAATGCAAGACGTCATGCCAAATGTATTTAATGATAGATATACGTCAGCAATTTATAATCCAGTAGAAAACTTAATGATTTTCAGACGTGAATATAAAGCTTCTGAACAACAAGCTAAGAACGCATTAAACTTTGTTGAAGTTAGAAGTGCTGATGATATTGATAAAGGTATAGACAAGGTCTTGTACCAAATGGATATACCGATGGAGTATTCTTCATTAACGCAACCTATGCAGGGTATTGCTTATGATGCAGGTGTCTTGTATTGGTACACGGGTGATTCAAATACAGCCAACCCTAATTACTTACAAGGCTTCGACATCAAAACAAAGGAATTATTGTTTAAACGTCGTATCGATATAGGCGGTGTGAATAATAACTTTAAAGGGGACTTCCAAGAAGCTGAGGGTCTCGACATGTATTACGATCTAGAAACGGGGCGTAAAGCGCTTTTAATCGGGGTAACTATTGGACCAGGTAATAACAGACACCACTCAATTTATTCAATTGGTCAAAGAGGTGTAAACCAATTCTTAAAAAACATCACACCTCAAGTATCGATGACTGATTCAGGTGGACGTGTTAAACCGTTACCAGTGCAAAATCCAGCATATCTTAGTGATGTTACTGAGGTTGGTAACTATTACTTATACTCTCAAGATACGCAAAATGCGCTAGACTTTCCATTACCTAAAGAATTTAGGGATGCAGGTTGGTTCTTTGATGTATTACCTGGACATTATAACGGTGCGGTAAGACAAGTACTCACTAGAAATAGCACAGGTAGAAATATGCTCAAATTTGAGCGTGTTATCGACATCTTTAACAAGAAAAACAACGGCTCATGGAACTTTAACCCGCAGAGTGCTGGATATTGGGAACATATACCTAAGAGCATCACAAAACTATCTGACTTGAAAATCGTTGGCCTAGACTTCTATATCACGGCTGAAGAATCAAAACGCTTTACCGACTTCCCGAAAGACTATAAAGGAATTGCAGGTTGGGTGTTAGAAGTAAAATCGAATACACCAGGAAACACAACACAAGTGTTAAGACGTAATAACTTTGCATCTACTCATCAGTTTTTACTTAGAAACTTCGGATCTGGTGGCACAAGTAAGTGGAGTTTATTTGAAGGTAAGGAGGTTGCATAATGGTAGTAGATAATTTTTCGAAAGATGATAACTTAATCGAGTTACAAACAACATCACAATATAATCCGGTTATTGATACAAACATCAGTTTCTATGAATCAGATAGAGGAACTGGTGTTTTAAATTTTTCGGTAACTAAGAATAACAGACCGTTATCTATAAGTTCTGAACATGTTAAAACGTCTATCGTGTTAAAAACCGATGATTATAACGTAGATAGAGGTGCTTATATTTCAGACGAATTAACGATAGTAGATGCAATTAATGGGCGTTTGCAGTATGTGATACCGAATGAATTTTTAAAACATTCAGGTAAGGTGCATGCTCAGGCATTCTTTACACAAAACGGGAGTAATAATGTTGTTGTTGAACGTCAATTTAGCTTCAATATTGAAAATGATTTAGTTAGTGGGTTTGATGGCATAACAAAGCTTGTTTATATCAAATCTATTCAAGATACTATCGAAGCTGTCGGTAAAGACTTTAACCAATTAAAGCAAAATATGGCTGATACACAAACGTTAATAGCAAAAGTGAATGATAGTGCGACAAAAGGCATTCAACAAATCGAAATCAAGCAAAACGAAGCTATACAAGCTATTACTGCGACACAAACTAGTGCAACACAAGCTGTTACAGCTGAATTCAATAAAATAGTTGAAAAGGAGCAAGCGATATTTGCGCGTGTTAATGAAGTTGAGCAACAAATCAATGGTGCTGACCTCGTCAAAGGTAACACAACGACAAATTGGCAAAAATCAAAAATTACTGATGATTATGGGAAAGCAATTGAATCGTCTGAACAGTCCATAGATAGCGTTTTAAGCGCAGTTAACACCTCTAGGATTATTCATATCACTAGCGCAACAGACGCGCCCTCATTCAAGGATATAGGCACTGTCGACACACCTAAAGAAGATGGTATTGACGATGGTTCAGATATTCTGGTAGCACCAAACACTTTAGGTAAATCAGGCGTGTTAGTTGTCTATGTTGTTGATGATAGTACTGCACGTGCAACATGGTATCCAGATGATTCAAATGATGAATATACAAAATATAAAATTGGTGGCACATGGTACCCATTCTATAAAAAGAATGACGGCGATTTAACTAAGCGATTTGTTGAAGAAACATCTAACAACGCTTTAAATCAAGCTAAGCAGTATGTAGATGATAAATTCGGAACAACGAGCTGGCAACAACATAAGATGACAGAGGCGAATGGCCAATCAATACAAGTTAACTTGAATAATGCGCAAGGCGATTTAGGCTCTTTAAGTGCTGGCAATTACTATGTAACCAGAGTGCCGGATTTACCAAGTGGCGTTGAAAGTTATGAGGGGTATCTATCTGTGTTCGTTAAAGATGAAACAAATAAGTTGTTTAACTTTACTCCCTCGAATTCTAAAAGAGTTTACACAAGATCTATTATAAATGGCAAACTCGATTCGCAATGGACAGTTCCAAACGAGCACAAAACCTCAGTTTTATTTGACGGTGCTGCAAGTGGTGTAGGTACAACAATCAATCTAACAGAGCCATATACTAACTATTCTGTATTGTTAATAAGCGGTACTTATCCTGGTGGCATTATAGAAACTTTCGGACTAACCGCATTGCCTAATGCAATTCAGTTAAGTAAAGCGAATGTAGTTGACACAGATGGCAACGGTGGCGGTATTTATGAATGTTTACTAACTAAAACGAGCGGCACAACCTTGAGAATTGACAATGATGTGTACTTTGATTTAGGTAAAACTACAGGTTCCGGAGCTAACGCAAACAAAGTCACTATAAACAAAATTATGGGGTGGAAATAATGAAAATAACAGTAAACGATAAAAACGAAGTTATCGGATACGTTAATACTGGCGGTTTACGCAATAGTTTAGATGTAGACGATAATAATGTGCCTATCAAATTTAAAGAAGAGTTCGAACCTAGAAAGTTTGTATTCACTAACGGCGAAATTAAATACAACAACAATTTTGAAAAAGAAGATGATTCGAACACACCAAGTCAACAAACTGCAACAGATTTGAGTGATGAGGAACTTCGCGGAATGGTTGCAAGTATGCAAATGCAGGTGACGCAAGTAAACATTTTGGCGATGGAATTAAAGCAACAAAACGCTATGTTAACACAACAGTTGACTGAATTAAAAAGCGGTAAAGTAAATACAGAGGGGGACGTCTAAATGGAAAAGATGAAAATGATTTATCCAACTTTTAAAGACATTAAAACTTTTTATGTGTGGGGTTGCTATAAAAACGAGCAAATTAAGTGGTATGTAGATATGGGTGTAATCGACAAAGAAGAATATGCATTGATCACTGGTGAAAAATATCCAGAGGCAAAAGATGAAAAGTCACAGGTGTAATGCTTGTGGCTTTTTAATTTAACAAAAAGTGGGTGGTGTAATGTTTGGATTTACCAAACGACACGAACAAGATTGGCGTTTAACGCGATTAGAAGAAAATGATAAGACTATGTTTGAAAAATTCGACAGAATAGAAGACAGTCTGAGAACGCAAGAAAAAATTTATGACAAGTTAGATAGAAATTTCGAAGAACTAAGGCGTGACAAAGAAGAAGATGAAAAAAATAAAGAGAAAAATGCTAAAAATATTAGAGACATCAAGATGTGGATTCTAGGATTAATAGGGACGATTCTAAGTACATTTGTTATAGCCTTGTTAAAAACTATTTTTGGTATTTAAAGGAGGTGATTACCATGCTTAAAGGGCTTTTAGGATATAGCTTCTGGGCGTGCTTCTGGTTTGGTAAATGTAAGTAATGTATAGGAGTCAGTGCTACGGCACTGGCTTTTTATTTTGATTGAAATGAGGTGCATACATGGGATTACCTAATCCGAAGACTCGAAAACCTACAGCAAGCGAAGTAGCTGAATGGGCAAAGTCGAATATTGGTAAGAGGATTAATATAGATGGTTATCGTGGTGCTTAATTAAGGGTTCCACGTAAAAAAATAATGTGAATTGCTGGAACACCCTTAGAGCCTTAATAACTACAACGTAATTGGCAACGATAAGCGTGAATGTTAAAAAATATTAAGGATTGGGCAATCAGCAGGCAAGCCTCTACGGTAACAGTAGAGGAAGCTTCAACGACTAAGTGCTACAAATTTGTAGACAGTGCATTAAATATTCTTTTAAAGAGACGCTATGTAATGAATATTAAGATATAGTCTAGTCTCATGTGAAAGCGTGAGGCTCTTTTTATAGAGCGATTTAACGTTATACAAGCTTATCAAGAAATTGATGAAGGGAAAGGCGTTAAATTAAATACAAACGCAATGTTGGGATACACCTAACTATATTTTTAGTAGATATTGGGGTTTTAGAACTTGGGGAAACGCTAAGGATATGGCTAATTACAGATATCCTAAGGGTTTCCGATTTTATCGTTATTCATCTGGATTTGTACCGGAGCCCGGAGACATAGCAGTTTGGCATCCAGGAAATGGAATCGGCTCAGACGGACATACTGCAATCGTAGTGGGACCATCTAATAAAAGTTATTTCTATAGTGTCGATCAAAATTGGATTAATTCTAATAGTTGGACAGGTTCGCCTGGTGCATTAATCAGACATGGATATGCGAGCGTTACAGGATTTGTCAGACCTCCATACTCAAAAGATACTAGTAAACCTAGCAATACTGATACAAGTTCAGCATCAAAAGCTGATGACTCAACAATTACTGGAGAAGCGAAGAAACCACAATTTAAAGAAGTTAAAACAGTTAAATACACTGCTTACAGCAATGTTTTAGATAAAGAAGAGCACTTTATAGACCATATCGTTGTATGGGGAGATGAACGCTCAGATATTCAAGGATTATATATAAAAGAATCAATGCATATGCGTTCTGTAGACGAACTGTACACGCAAAGAAATAAGTTTATCAGCGATTATGAAATACCACATTTATATGTCGATAGAGAGGCTACATGGCTTGCTAGACCAACCAATTTTGATGACCCGCGTCATCCTAATTGGCTAGTTATTGAAGTATGTGGTGGTCAAACAGATAGTAAGCGTCAATTCTTAATGAACCAAATACAAGCTTTAATACGGGGTGTATGGTTGTTGTCAGGAACAGATAAAGAATTATCTGAAACGACGTTAAAGGTAGACCCTAATATTTGGCGTAGTATGAAAGATTTAATTAATTACGACTTGATTAAGCAAGGTATACCAGATAACGCAAAGTATGAGCAAGTTAAAAAGAAAATGCTCGAGACATACATTAAACGAGATATATTGACGCGAGAAAACATTAAAGAAGTAACGACAAAAACGACGATACGAATTAGCGATAAAACATCAGTTGACAGCGCATCCAAAAGAGGACCCACTCCGTCAGACAAAAAACCAAGCATCGTTACTGAAACAAGTCCGTTCACATTCCAGCAAGCACTGGATAGACAAATGGCAAGAGGTAACCCGAAAAAATCTCATACATGGGGCTGGGCTAATGCAACACGAGCACAAACGAGCTCGGCAATGAATGTTAAGCGAATATGGGAAAGTAACACGCAGTGCTACCAAATGCTTAATTTAGGCAAGTATCAAGGTGTTTCAGTTAGCGCACTTAATAAGATACTTAAAGGAAAAGGAACGCTCGACGGACAAGGCAAAGCATTCGCGGAAGCTTGTAAGAAAAACAACATTAACGAAATTTATTTGATCGCGCACGCTTTCTTAGAAAGTGGATACGGAACAAGTAACTTCGCTAGTGGTAGATACGGTGCATATAATTACTTCGGTATTGGTGCATTCGACAACGACCCTGATTATGCAATGAAATTTGCTAAGAATAAAGGTTGGACATCTCCAGCAAAAGCAATCATGGGCGGTGCTAGCTTCGTAAGAAAGGATTACATCAACAAAGGGCAAAATACATTGTACCGAATTAGATGGAATCCTAAGAATCCAGCTACACACCAATACGCTACTGCTATAGAGTGGTGCCAACATCAAGCAAGTACAATCGCTAAGCTATATAAACAAATCGGCTTAAAAGGTATCTACTTCACAAGGGATAAATATAAATAAAGAGGTGTGTAAATGTACAAAATAAAAGACATTGAAACGCGAATAAATAACAAAACTGTTGATATCGGCGACATCGGTTGTCGCTTCTACACAGAAGACGAAAACACAGCTTATGTCAGAATCGGAATCAATGATGAAAAAGGCAGAATCAACTTCAAAGAAAGTAATTTGACACCTAAGTTACATCTGTTCACGGAAGATGGTTCTATATTCAAAAATGAGCCAGTTTTAATCGACGATAATGTAAAAGGGTTCCTTACCTACAAGATACCCAAAAACGTTATTAAACACGTCGGTATGGTGCGTTGTAAGTTGTTTTTAGAGAATGACCACGAAAGAATACACGTCGCAAACTTCCATTTCTACATTATTGATAGTGGTATAGACGACGCAGTGCAAAAAGAGGTGTCTATCACATTAGTTGAAGATACTGTAAAAAGAATTATCCGTACAAACGCTAGTGAATTGTTAGGAGACGACTTCAAAGAAACGTTAAACACAACTGCTAAACAATACATCGCTGACAATGCAGACAAGTTTAAGGGCGAACGTGGCGAAAAAGGAGAAGCTGGCGAACGAGGTGCTCAAGGCGTTCCAGGAGTTAGCGTTGATTTAACTAATGCAATAGGTAACTTTGCTAATTTAAAAGATGTTGTCAATTTACCTTTACAACCGAATTTTATCGAGGAGATTAACAAGTTATCTACAACTAAAGGCGATATGACAGTAAGCGTTGTTCATGCGCCATCTCAAACATTCCATGTAGTACAACCAATAAGCAGTAGTCGGGCTTTAAGAGTTTGGTTCAATAAAAACCAAAAAGATGACTATATCATTTTCAGAGAGTCGGAAATAGGAGACTACACCAACGAAAACAAATCGATCGGGTACCAAAATTTAGAAATGGTTGATAGTAGTATGTTCAATTCTTCTTATGCACCCAACTATTATGCAACTACTGTAGGTGCAACACTCAAAGGAACAGTTATTGCGGATAAAATCAATTTCACATCGTATTGCAATAACGTTGGCGGTATTTGGGAAGCGATACTTGATGAGGGAACAATTAATGAACAGAGAAAAACGATTTCTACGTATAGCAGTGCCAATAAAGTTGATAACGAGCAACTACTTTTTGATAACTTAGATTATAAAAAACATACACTGAAATTAGTATACAAAGGGCAAGACCCTAGCTATCCTGTTTCATCTCCTAGAGGTTGGTTATATTTCGGCGGAACACGCCCACAAGATGTTAAAGGTACAATTAACGTGTTTAGATTAGTTCCGGTTGTGACAAACGTCACGCAATCACTTTATAGCTACTCTAACAAAGACATCGCAATGCAAATTAGAGACGCTAACAATTCAACTGGAGAGCAATTTGTGCCAGAACATAACGGAATAGCGACGGCTTTTAAAAACAAAGAGGCTAAGTTATTAGGAGACAACAAAGAATTACCATTTATAACTGATAGAGTTTATACAGACATAAAAAATGTGAGTTTAGTCCAGAATGTTAACGGTCGAGTTGATAGCAATGATTTAGTAAATATTATCACAAACCACTCAATTAAAAACGGCGCAGTTTCCATATATGGCAACGTTAAATTTTTACAGAACACATATGTCAAAACAGCATATGCTGGCATGGTGCCGTATTTCACTAAAAACGTTAACAAAATCAAATCGTCATTGAATAACACATATAAACCAGATATAAGCGGAACATACAGAATTGAGAAGATGCCCGAAAAACTGCAAGCTAAATCATATGTATTAAGTAATGATACTAATGATGTTGTTACGGCTTTTGAATTTGAAAATATTATCAAAACAAACAGAATTAACGACAATGCGATAAAAGGCGATACATGGATAGAGCACCGAAACGCAGACATGGGCAAGATTTATAATCAACAATTCAAAGAAGAAACGATTGAAGCAGGTTATGAATGGCAATTCAAACTGAATTACAGAACGACAGAAATACCATACGCAAACACATTAATTTAAAGCTAACCTTTCGAGGTTGGCTTTTTATTTTGGATAAAAGGAGCAAACAAATGGATATTAACTGGAAATTGAGATTTAAAAATAAAGCGGTATTAACGGGATTGATTGGGGCATTATTGCTATTTATCAAGCAAATCACGGATTTATTCGGATTAGATTTATCTACTCAATTAAATCAAGCTAGTGCGATTATAGGCGCTATCCTCACGTTACTTACAGGTATTGGCGTTATTACTGACCCAACGTCAAAAGGTGTTGCTGATTCATCTATAGCACAGACATATCAAGCGCCTAGAGATAGTAGCAAAGAAGAACAACAAGTTACGTGGAAAACTTCACAAGACAGTAGTTTAACGCCGGAATTAAGCACGAAAGCACCGAAAGAATATGATACATCACAGCCGTTTACAGACGCCTCTAACGATGTTGGCTTTGACGTAAACGAATATCATTATGGAGGTGGCGACAATGCAAGCAAAACTAACTAAAAAAGAGTTTATAGAGTGGTTGAAAACATCTGAGGGAAAACAATTTAATATCGATCTTTGGTATGGATTTCAATGCTTTGACTATGCCAATGCAGGTTGGCAAGTCTTATTTGGCTACAACTTAAAAGGTGTAGGTGCCAAAGACATCCCAAGTGCTAATAATTTTAACGGACTAGCTACTGTATACCAAAATACACCAGACTTCTTAGCACAACCTGGCGACATGGTGGTATTCGGTAGTAACTACGGTGCTGGATATGGTCACGTTGCATGGGTTATCGAAGCAACTTTAGATTATATCATTGTATATGAGCAGAATTGGCTCGGCGGTGGCTGGACTGACGGAATTGAACAGCCCGGCTGGGGATGGGAAAAAGTTACAAGACGAAAACATGCTTATGACTTCCCTATGTGGTTTATCCGTCCTAACTTCAAAAGCGAAACAGCTCCACGATCAGTACAATCTCCTACACAGACGCGTAAAGAAGAAACGAACAAGCCACAACCTAAAGCGGTAGAACTTAAAATCATCAAAGATGTGGTCAAAGGTTATGACCTACCTAAACGGGGTGGCAATCCTAAGTTTATAGTTATTCACAACGACGCAGGAAGCAAAGGAGCAACAGCAGAAGCATATCGTAATGGATTAGTTAACGCGCCATTATCGAGGCTAGAGGCAGGTATTGCACATAGTTACGTATCAGGCAACACAGTGTGGCAAGCCTTAGATGAATCACAAGTAGGCTGGCATACAAAGAATCAAATAGGAAATAAATACGGTTACGGTATTGAGGTGTGTCAATCAATGGGCGCAGATAACGCTACGTTTTTAAAAAATGAACAGGCAACTTTCCAAGAATGCGCTAGGTTATTAAAAAAGTGGGGATTACCAGCAAACAGAAACACAATCCGATTGCACAACGAATTCATTTCAACATCATGCCCGCACAGAAGCTCAGTATTGCACACTGGTTTTGACCCAATAACTCGCGGGCTATTGCCAGAAGACAAGCGATTACAGCTTAAAGACTACTTCATCAAGCAGATTAGGACGTATATGGACGGTAAAATACCGGTTGCCACTGTCTCTAATGAGTCAAGCGCTTCAAGTAATACAGTTAAACCAGTTGCGAGTGCATGGAAACGAAATAAATATGGCACTTACTACATGGAAGAAAGTGCTAGATTCACAAACGGCAATCAACCAATCACAGTAAGAAAAGTGGGGCCATTCTTATCTTGTCCAGTGGGTTATCAGTTCCAACCTGGTGGATATTGCGATTATACTAGCGTGTTACTCCAAGATAACCACGTATGGCTTGAATACGAATGGCAAGGAAATCTCTACTATATTCCTATTCGTTCATGGGACGGAACACCGCCTCCCAATCAAATAGTTGGGGAACTTTGGGGTGAAATTTCATAAATGTGGTATAATATCTATAGGTAACTTTGTTACCACCACGTGATCGTATTAAGGGTAGGCACTTATGTGCTTGCCCTATTTTTTTATGGTATAATATATGTATTCACCCCGTCATATTGGGCGCGCTTCATGTCTGAAGTAATGTAAGACTATGACTTTGGCAGTTAGATAGCAAACTGTAAATATGACACACAACCGTATAAGCTATACTTTGTAGTCGCGAATATAAAGTATGGTAGTGGCTGTGTTTTTATAATATAATTAAAATGAAACGACACCCTTTATGGCATGCCCTATTGGGTGCTTTTTATGTTATAATACTGGTACACAGAGCCTTAGCGCTCATCAAAATTTCACATCGGAGGTCGCCATGTTCTGCGGATATTGGTTGGCGTGACTGTTGCTGACGGATAGCGCTTGAAACCTCTATCATACATAATGATTAATTAGAGAATTCTAGTATATCTTGAATATATGTGGGATTCTTTCAACCACCCACACATGTCACTGGGTGGTTATTTTACTATAAAATGTGTTTATAAAATTTACAAAAGTCATCCAAATTGGAAAAGAAATTTAGCTAAATTATTTACAAAAGATAATAAAAGTAATATAGTTATTCATGAAGAAAGTTATCCATTCAATCCTTTCTTCCTAACTCATTAGCGCTTGTAGTTAGTTCATCTAGTAACTATAGAATTATAGTTATATACAATTAGGAGTGAATTGTATAGCCCGGCAGAGGCCATATATCTGACTGTTGGTCCCGCAGGAGACTTCTTCCTTGCCATCACTCGATACATACATCTCAACAACATAGAAATATTACAGTCGCTACACCACTCAATGTATGGGTGGTTGTTTTTTTATGTTATTAGGAACAAAACATTTTAAGAGTAAAAACAGAGATACTAAAGAAATTTGGCAAATCTGTTGTCGGAAATATACTTTCATGATACATTTTAAACAGGTAGACAAGGTATACCCGATAGACAAATGATGAAAACGAGGAAGTGAGTAGTATGGCTACAAAAAGTTTTACTACAGATTATAAATTTAATAACGAAGCAGCTGAAAAATTAGTGAATGCCATGAATAAAAGTGAAGATGCCCAAGTCAATAGACCTAATGTTTTTGCTCAACGTTTAAAAACAACAGAAGAATTACAAAATTTTATGAGTAAAGTAAAGGTTATTTTATAAAAAATGAAAGGAGTGGTTAGTATGGAATGGCAACCTAATAACACATACGTTATAGCTCAAAACTTGATTACAAAATATCAAGAAATTACAGGAAACAGCATAGTGGGCGACGAGATGAAAGTGCATAAATTAATGTACTATATCCAGAAAACTTCTATTGCTTTAACAGGGAACGCTATAATCGATGAACAATTTGAAGGTTGGGTACATGGTCCAGTTTTACCGTCCTTAAGAGGGTTATTTGATTACTTTGTGGAAGATAATACTTCTAGAAATAAAGTTAATGATACTGAAGAATTTATAATCGAGAATGCTATTTATCAATATGGTAAATATGCAACATGGGCTCTTAGAGAGAAATCACACGAAGAAATTTCGTGGCTTAATAGCCGTAAAGGCTTAAGTGCTAATGAACGAGGGTATAGAAATCTCACAATTGAGGATATCAAAGAAGATGCAAACAAAATAAGATTATATGATTATAGTTACGATATGTATATAGATGAATTTGAAGATTTAGATGAGGAGGAATTTATTAGTGCACACTAGATCCCCTCATGACTATATAGGTAAAATCGTTAAAATAAGATTACCTTATTATGATGTGAAAAGCGCAAAAGTTGCTTTTAAATCTAGGCCTGGTTTAATAATAGGTTGCGAAAAGAATCAATTCCCTTGTGATTTCACTTATTTGCCTATTTCGAAAATAAGTGATGAAAGCAAAAGACATTCTATATATGATTTTGAAGTAAACGATGAGACTTGTAATTTGTTAAATTTGAATAACGTTCCATCATTTGTTAGGTGTCATAAGGTTAGTACTGTATATAGCAAGAATGTTCACAGAAATTACATTAGTGATTTAAATGAAACGAACAATCGACTTTTTAATGAGATTAAATCTATCTTTGATGCATTTGCAACTGATTTATTTTAATCGCATCTTAACTGATGCGGTTATTTGTTAACCACACAATCAACAAAACCACACCACCTATTAATTTAGGAGTGTGGTTAAAAATTAACGTTCCTAAAACGTTCCTAATAACTCGAATTGACCGTTGTTATAGTCTTTTAAAACTCCCTCACTCTCCGTTTTAGCTCTTAAAATGGTTTTACCCATTTTAAGCGCTATTTTTATTTTAGACTCAAATCCTTGATATATCTGCATTTGAGCTATTATCCTCATTTTTACACTTCTTATTTATTTATATCCATTTAAAATTTTTTAGCCACAATGTGACTAATTTTTGATGATTAATCTTAATTTTAGTCACAAGATTTTGAAGTTTAGTCACAAAACAAATCATTCAGATTTTTTTCTATAAATTTGGTTTCATTATCTTCAAATTCTTTAATCAAATGCGAATATGTTTTAAGCGTTGTATGTACATCTGCATGACCTAATCGTTTTGATATGTAATGTTTAGGTGTTCTTTAAAAAATTCAAATATTAGATATATGTTTTGAAAAATAAAATAATAATGTTATAATATAATCGATCGGCATCTACGTGCGGATTTTAAAGAAAAGCGTAGCATAACCAGGAGTTAGTCAATTTTTAATAAATTCGACTAAATTATTAATAAAGGCTAAAGTAATTAGTTTACTTTAGCCTTTATTGCATTTGTAATTTATAGAATTGCGAACAGGGGACTACTGTTAATTTATGTGATTAAAGTTTCAATGATATTTGATTTATTAGATCATTTCAAAATCGCAAGGTTCTCATGTTCTGCTACAGTTTGCGCTCTTTGGAATATATATCATTTACTATTACTAACATGATAGGTTATAAATTATTTCTGGATGCACTGGTAGGTATAATATCTCGATAAATATAAGCTTTATTAGTTATTTTGTTGAAATCTAAGTTGAATTTAATATTCTAAAAAAGTGCAAATCAATGATCAATATTATGAAATTCTTTAGGTGTATAACTTAATATTAGAATCCGCTGATTTATGATGTCTTATCACCAATAAAAAACTTTTGATTACTTTAGTGTGTACTATAAATTTTACTTAAGTTGCTTCGCGTTTAGTTAAAAAAGTTTCCTTTTATAACTTTTACTTTTATGGTCAAAGTCATAATAACATTTATCTTTATCAAATCTACTGATAAACTTATCATTATTGAAATTTGTCAAAAAATAAGGGTAGGAGGGCTACCCTGTGGAATTAATTATCATTATTTATAATTTCAGAAACTCTATCATTGTATTCTCTTTGTGACAGACCATGATAGTCTTTTTGCATTGTAAGCTCTTCAATTTGTTTTTGAGCCTGCTCAGACATACCCTCTGTAGAAAAATCAGTGGGAGGCATATTATTTAAATCAACTTTTTGTTTTTTGTTTTGTTGAACTTGGGCATTTTGCTGAGGAACACTATTTTGTGATATCTGTTGTTGCGGTTGTTGAACCGATTGCTCTTGTGATTGGGGTTGTTCAACGGTTTGATTGTCTGGTTGTTGTTGTGTTGCAACTTCTTTTTCCTTGTCTTTTTTCGATTTATTTTCCTTTTCCTTCTCAATTTTCTTTTCTTTTGATTTAACTTCTTTTTTAGATTCTTCCTTATTCTCATCATTTCCGCATGCGACTAGCACTAACGTACTAGCTAATAATAAACCTAATAATCTCTTCATTTTCATTTCTCCTGTGTTTGTATTATATTAAATCACCATATAGGCGCGATTAATTATAGATATGATAGCTATAAATAACTTTACCTATAACTTCGATTTCATCAATAGAATCTTAATCGTAAGTATTAGATTTTAAATTCACTTGAATAATCTATGTGTATATATGTCATTTTGTTTCAGAGCGTTTTATACATTCAACTGTATATTTGCGACCTTTACGCAATACGAGCATATCATTGCTATTAAATCTATCATCACTAGAGTTAATATAATAATGAACTACAATGTGAGAACCGGTAACAAGGATTTTATTCATATCTTTCTGGTTCTAGACCCATCTCTCTTAATGCTTGGTCTCTACTTTCTTGTGCTCTTTAATCTCCTTCAGATTTATAGAAACGATTATACTCTCTGTATCTGTTTCTCACACTACATATCTATCTCTATCTGAGTGAGATTAAACGCTATAACTTTCTATAACTGAGTAATTATTTTTACTGCTCTTTAATTATAAGTAAATCTATATTTCAAAAATTAAACAAGTTCTGAAATCATAGTATTGTACAGTTAAGTTCAGACAATACATTTAATTAATTATAAAATAAACAAAAGAATAGCGCAATATAGAATTCTATATATTAAATAGTTATAACTATTAGTATAAATTTATCATTCATTCTCCACTATTTTAATGGAAATAGCATGAAATGTTCATCAATATATAATAGTTAGTGTCATATACGTATCAAGAAAAAGATTTTCTGACTCGTTGACCTTGCTCTTTTTTGTTCTAAAAAAAGTGCAAATAAAAAAATTAAATGCTTTTATTAGTTCGATAAGGTTTAAAGATTGAAGAATATGAACAGGGGGCTACTGTTAGTTTACTATAATGTTGACATTTTTAATTTTGAACTCTACATTTTGTTAAGAGTATCTGGTTATATTTGCAAAATGGTATGAACATTTATCATCATTTATTAAGTTGTCTTGATGATTGAATGACCCAGTATTTATTCAGTTCGAGAAGATTGAGAGTGTTAAATCGTATTCGCTTATTATTTCGATTCTAGTCATACCATTTTCATATAATCTAGCCATTTGTAACTTAAACTATGAACTAAATAATCTTCTTTCTCTTGTCAAAATAAAATCGCCTACCCAAATAGTTTAACAATATCTATTCTCATAGAATTTGTTCAACTAAGTGTAGACGATTCTGCATTATCTATAAGAGTATTCAAGTTGCTAGCTTAATCTGTTTTGAAATTGTCAAATTTCTCTCATTCAATAAAAAAATTGATATTATCACGTCCAGAAATATTAAATCAATAAACCTATTTTTTCGTCTAATTCGCTATAATCTATAGTACTAATATAGTTTTCATGAAGAAGGTTTTTATTATGTTCATTTATTTCTTTTTTTGAGTCATTTAAAATAAAAATAAACTCATTTTGCCTGTGTCTTTTTATTTTTTTTGCTTGCATAGCATCTGTTATTTTCGACTTAATAATCATAGAATTATTAGGATTAGAAATAGCATTGATAAATTTTTCTTTTTGGTTTTTCTTAGCGCTAATAAAAAAGTCAAAATTATGAACAACACCACTGCTTCCTATAATAGGTAAATCTCTTCCGTAATAAATGTTATGTTCATCAAATTTGTTTGCAACATCTTCTGAAAATATGTTCTGTGACTTAGGATTAGAAAGTAAGTACATATCACTAACAAAAATAAGGCACTGTAGTAAATTATGTTTAGATTTATTAAAATTTTTAAAGTTAGTTTGAACATAAATTTCGTGGGTCTTATCGTTGTATTTAATACCGTAGGCTGAAAGATGCTCTTCAAAAATCTTTTTACGTTTTTTAAATTTATTTAAAGAAACACCGTTATTTTCTAAACCAAATATAGTATAGCCGTCATCAGTCAGTGTAATCATGTCTCTGGACTGATCGTATAAAGCATATATTTTTAAATTATCTAAAGAATTATCTTTAAAAGGGGTATCTATTCTTACAACATTGTTTGATAAATTAGAAAACTCTAAGGTCTGATTATACCAATCAAGATATTCTTTTTTTAATTTTTTAGCATCAAACGTAGTCATATTATCCCTCCTTTATTCAAGGTCTTTTATATTATTATACTGTAAAAATGAAATATACACATTCTACAAGTTATAGATGTCGGGGAAATCTTTCAAGTTAATTTCATAAGCAAACCTATCCTTTTTATCACACTTATCATTATATATATGAATATGAGTTTTCGGAGCGATTGTTCCATCTAAATTATCGTGAGTACCACCGTTAATATCTATTCTAACTAGGGTGTGATAGGTATCTTTGAAAATGATTGAAATTGAAAACCTATCTTTTTCTATGTTCCCTCTTTTTATTGTTAAAAAGTACTTTATTCCTAACTTAAAACTTATTATTTCTTGCCTTTCATTTATTCGACTAGCAACTATTGTTTTTAATTCATTTACATCGATATGAGTTTCTGGATATTTTAATTCATTTATTAATAATTTTACGTGCTCGTCGTCAAGACTATTTAAATCAAGTTTAGCCATGTCTGTTCCTCCTTTAACGTAATTTTTAATACTTTCTTATTTGAAAAAAGCAAAAAAGATAGGTGAGATGTATACACAACCAAATGTATATATTATCAATTTAGCATTCCACAATATGTTTTTCATACAAGGTATGATTGGATTTAAAGATGCAGCTCATCAACATTTTCATAGGGGATTTTTAAAATTAAGTATTGAAAAATAAAATATTAATATTATAATATAAATAAGTCAACGACCATGCGTGGACAGTAAAACGAAGTACATGCGAATGTAGTAGCCGTTTACTATGAGACTAGGCATTATAATTGAATATCATAGTATAAATTGCCATGAGAGTAGAAGCTTCAGTTTATGAAGACTTCGAAATCATGGTTTTTTATTTTTAGGGTGAACTTTTAGTTCATAGTAAATATATATATGTTTTTAATTTGGCTAAATCATAACATTTAAATTTTTAGATAAAGCTAGCGATATTACGAAATGATATATAGAACATTTCAGTTATAACAGTATACGAAGTAATCATCTCCATTTAACGGACAATAGTTAATAATCAGTTAATTTTAAATTTAATTATTGATTATTTGTGATAATACAAACATTTTTTTAAGATTTGATTAAAGTTCGTTTTGATTTTTATAGAGAAAAAGTTGAGTATCGTCAATTTTATCATATTGTTCGAGTATAAAGGGAACTATTTAAATGTAATGAATGTTGCGCCAAAATGACCGGTTTTCAGCATCATAAATGAATAAATTGTGTCATTTTTAATATTTTATAGCATTTTATTTTTTAATGAACAGTTAATTTTATAAATAAGTGAAATAATCTAGAATAAATTTGTATTAAAAATTTATATAGAAAGAAAGTGAAACTTATGTTTAAGAAAAAAATGTTAGCTGCAACTTTGTCAGTTGGATTGATAGCACCTTTAGCATCTCCGATTCAAGAATCTAGAGCAAATACTAATATTGAAAATATTGGTGATGGTGCTGAAGTAATCAAACGAACGGAGGATGTAAGTAGTAAGAAATGGGGCGTTACTCAAAATGTTCAATTTGACTTTGTAAAAGATAAAAAATATAACAAAGACGCTTTAATTGTTAAAATGCAAGGTTTTATCAATTCCAGAACTTCATTTTCAGATGTGAAGGGTAGTGGATATGAGTTAACAAAACGAATGATTTGGCCATTCCAATATAATATAGGACTTTCTACTAAAGATCCATATGTTAGCTTAATCAATTATCTTCCTAAAAATAAAATAGAAACTACGGATGTTGGTCAAACATTAGGATATAACATTGGAGGTAATTTCCAGTCAGCACCATCTATAGGTGGCAATGGCTCATTTAATTATTCTAAAACAATTAGTTATACCCAAAAGAGTTATGTCAGTGAAGTAGACAAGCAAAACTCAAAATCTGTTAAATGGGGTGTTAAAGCAAACGCATTTGTTACGCCTGATGGTAAAAAGTCTGCGCATGATAGATATTTATTCGTACAAAGTCCAAATGGTCCGTCAGGTTCAGCACGAGAATATTTCGTGCCTGATAACCAATTGCCACCATTAGTTCAAAGTGGCTTTAACCCATCATTTATCACTACACTATCACATGAAAAAGGTTCAAGTGATACGAGTGAATTTGAAATTTCATATGGTAGAAACTTAGATATTACATATGCGACTTTATTCCCTAGAACTGGTATTTACGCAGAAAGAAAGCATAATGCATTTGTAAATAGAAACTTTGTAGTTAGATATGAAGTTAACTGGAAAACACATGAAATTAAAGTGAAAGGACATAATTAATATGAAAATGAAAAAATTAGTCAAATCATCCGTTGCTTCATCAATTGCACTGCTTTTGCTATCGAATACAGTTGATGCAGCTCAACATATCACACCTGTAAGCGAGAAAAAAGTAGATGACAAAATCACTTTATACAAAACAACAGCAACATCTGATAATGATAAATTGAATATTTCTCAAATTTTAACGTTTAATTTCATTAAGGATAAAAGTTATGACAAAGATACGTTAGTACTTAAGGCAGCTGGTAACATTAATTCAGGTTATAAAAAGCCTAATCCAAGAGATTACGATTACTCACAGTTTTATTGGGGCGGTAAGTATAATGTTTCGGTTAGTTCAGAATCAAATGATGCTGTAAATGTTGTTGACTACGCACCTAAAAATCAAAATGAAGAATTCCAAGTTCAACAAACATTAGGTTATTCTTATGGTGGAGATATTAATATATCTAATGGCTTATCAGGTGGATTAAATGGATCAAAATCATTTTCAGAAACGATAAATTATAAACAGGAAAGTTACAGAACTACGATTGATAGAAAAACAAATCATAAATCAATTGGCTGGGGTGTTGAGGCGCACAAAATTATGAATAATGGTTGGGGACCATATGGTAGAGATAGTTATGACCCAACATATGGTAATGAACTGTTTTTAGGTGGTAGACAAAGTAGTTCAAATGCTGGTCAAAATTTCTTGCCAACACATCAAATGCCTTTATTGGCGCGTGGTAACTTTAACCCAGAATTTATAAGCGTACTTTCTCATAAACAAAATGATACAAAAAAATCTAAAATCAAAGTAACTTACCAAAGAGAAATGGATAGATATACTAATCAATGTAATCGACTACACTGGATTGGTAATAACTACAAAAATCAAAATACAGTAACGTTTACATCTACTTATGAAGTTGACTGGCAAAACCATACTGTTAAATTAATCGGTACGGATTCTAAAGAAACTAATCCTGGAGTATAGAATTGTACATGATTAAAAAATCAACAATGTGCAATTATTTCAATTATCAAACGGAATTAAAGAACTAACATAATTTTTATTTACACACATGATAATTTTTAGTTAGGGAAATGTAGATTGCTTTGCTAAATAGCAGGGTGCTAAATTTGCGAAAGTAGAATTATTTAGAAACTTCCAACATATAAAAAATTATTAAAAAAATGGAACCACGTCTTAATCGGCGTGGTTCTTTTTGTATATATAGCATCTATAATTGTATGACGGTGAAAGTTCATCACAAACTTGGTATTGGTAAATTTATCATTTTAAGTATCGGTGATTTAATTGAAATAGAAACTATTATCGAAGAAACACTATATAACACGATAATTATACGTTACTAAACTTTTCTTCAAGTTGTTTTTTGTTTTCAAATGAAAATACATCTACATTATATTGAGACAACATTGTTGATACTGCTTCGCTAATATCGCCTTGTTGTTCTGTAATGATATTAAGTCTAGCATTAGAATCAAAATTTTTATTTCTATGTACTTCAACATCATTCCAATCGAAAAGGACATTTTTTGCATTATTTTTATCGATTCGTTTAATTGTTTTAACATACTCTGTAGCTTCTCCTGGAAATACTGCTTCGAAACTATGGATTAACTTAGATTTTCCCTCTACCTTAAATTCGGGAAACATATTAGGATATATCTTTCTGTTTGATAGAAAATATTGCATCACTTCGTCTTTAAATAATGACTTAATATTTTCTTTCTTTAATATTCCTAAATAACTAATCTCGGAAATAGCCAAAACATAATCATGAATGGCTTGAGATAAGTCTATTCTATTTGTATAAAAGTTTATGTGCTTATTTTCAATGACTAAACCGTAATTTTGTACAATATTATTGAGAAGTTGATACTTTTTTTGTTTTTTATGATTAGTTAAATCTAAACCAAATTGTTCCATGTTCCATAAAGTTTCACCATGATCAGTTAGTTTATATCGATCCCCTGAAAAAGATATATTTACAGAAATAGAATCACCAAAATAATCGACGATAGGTGAATAAAATTCTATAGTCTCATTTTCTAATGGGATAAACTTTGATTCTGTTTGTAAGTAATCAAAATAGTCTTTGCTAATAGATTTAATTGTGTTGTCATGCATAGTATCACCAACTCATGAATAGATTAGTTTCAATTTTAATATTATCATTATGATTAGTTTTTGTATATTCAAGCAAAGTAAATAATTGTTTTACAAAATCAGAGCTATCTTCAAATATTTTATAAGGTAAAGGATATGCTTTCATATGGGTTACGCCGTCAGCTTTTTGTATAAATTCTTTTTCAGAAAATATATTAATTCTATTTCCCCTTATTTTCTCATTATTAGAGTTTTTATGAAAACCGTCATTAAGATTTAAACGTAACAAGCTATAGTTGTAACGGCATTCTCTGAAATTTATAGTTGCTTTTCCAGGTTTTAAAAAGTAGCTTAAAGTGAAAAAGTATTCAGAATTACATGATGTTATGCTAATATCTCCTTTACAATTATCATCTATTTTAATATTGTATTGCTCAAGTATTTCTTTACTTAGATTTAATAAATAATTGAAATCTTCATCGTTCAGTTTTAAATGCATTTAAACATCTCCTTAGTTTAGATTTTACGTCTTAAATCCTTGTATTATTTACAGTATTTGTAGTAAGTCATATTGAAGTTTTCTATAAACTTAATAATTATTTATTTTTAGCGTCATAATCGTTTAGCAGTGCATGACAATGAAATATTTATTAATTTAGTATGTACCGCCATTTTTTACGTTATTAATAATTTGTGATAATGATAGATATATTTTCATTAAAGATGTAATGGCTATTGTTGCCGGAATCTTAATGTTTATTTTGGATTAGAAGTACTTGGAGATCATTCGTGGTTCTATTTACCAATCACATATGCTACACGTTACGTTTATATGTTTATAGAAGGGAGTATACCAGTTACTTTAACATTGGCGATCTATATTATTATCACGTTGCTATTAGCAGTTTTACTCTATAAAGGATTTAATAAATGGAGCGGTAGAACAATTAAAGATTAAAGATTGGGGCGCTAATGGTAAAAGAAATTTAGTTGCGTTTAAAAGGGAGAAAAGAGAACAGATAAATATGAATACAAAATAATTTTGAATTCGGACAACAGGGGTATTAGACGCGATTGACAATGTCTGGTTAATTAAACGTAATGTTTATTTAAGCGATGAATATCAGGTGCAAAGTTTTTGGATTTGAATGTAATTGAGGTTTATTGATTAGACATTTTATTGAATTGCGTGTTATTATATAAATGTAAAAAATAAGACGACATGCGCGAACATGTCGTCTAAGCAAGCCAAACGCTGGCTTCTAAAATATTTTTTAACCATTCCAACTTGCCAAAGTTAATGCGGAATGGTTTTTTTATTTTCCACTATTTGAAATAAAAATGACGTTTTAATATATTATGGGCTAGGTGGTTTGTAAGAAAGGGTTAGTTATTAAGGTTTTATGAATTAAGGAAATTTGAGTTTAAGGTTTATTCAATTGTGATTTTATCAATGAAGCGTTTAGTGAAAATAGTTCCACTGCCACTTGTTACACCTTCTCCTACTTTACCAGTAACAGAAGATTTTGTATTGTTAGACTTATCATTACAATGTATAGTTACTGTTTGTCCATCTGTAACCAAACCTTTTTCCTTTAATTTAGATGTAAGTGTTTTCCAGCTATCATCACCATTGACTGTAGTATTAAAGTCATTTGATGGCACATTGACCTTGTTCATGTCAATTTCCTTAAGATTAGAAAAATTGCTTGGAGTACTTGAAAAATCATCATTATTATTACCATAGGCTGTCACGATATTTGAATGGCCATCTTTATTCACATATGTTACTTTAATTTCTTCATTTTCATTACCACTAATAATTAGTGCATCAATTAAAGATTTTTTAACTCCTAACCACAACTGCCCATTTGTCATATTTTCTTCTGCTTTAGCTGTTTTAACAACTTTATTTGTATCTAATCCTAAGTATGAAGAATGTAAGCCTGTTCCTAATGTTGTTAATACTAAAGCACTTGCTACTAATGTTTTACCTAAAAATTTTGTATTCATTTTAATTGCTCCTTTTTTTAAATTGTAAACGTTTACAATACAAATATAATAATATTTTTTAAAAAGAACAATTAATTAAACATCAAAAATTTATTAACTAACTATTAACTAAAAAATAGAATAATTTTTTAACATCGTTTTGTTGTTTTGAATTATAAAAATTAAAGTAAAAATGTTGGAAGTGAAAGATTGTTGGTGAGAATTTTGAGATGTAGATAAATATCAAACTAGTCTATAGGTAAAAATTTATAATTAATTTGAAAAGAATGTCTCAAATAATGTTTGAATCAGCAGGTGTCATATTAAGTAAACATTTTATACTTTATCAGAACAAAAAAAGACATGCATCAACATGTCAGTGAAACTAATCAATATTATCTTAACAACGAAATTGAATCAAACCTGAAAAACGTATTTACAAATCGCAACTACTCTATCCAAGTCAAAATCGCAAAATCTGATCCCCGAAATAACATATCTCGAAAAAAATTCCATAATTCAATCATCTTCAATAATTAACAATACATTACTAGTTCCAAATATACTCATACATACATGTTTCATTGATCGACTGCATATTGTCATAAATAATAGGGGAACTAATCGCTAATAATATTGTTAAACACAATACATAATAAAGTGAAAGATTATAAATACGTGAATTGTTCACCATTCCGCCATATATTTTCAATCACCTAATTTCCGAATAAATATTACAATTTTAATTCAATAATTAATATTTAAGCCCAAAATAATCCTAATAACTCAATTTTAATTGCGTGATATTGAGTTTTAAGCATATTTAAATAAATGAGTCAATTCATGTATGATAATTTAATAAAATGTTAATAAGCAGTTAATTAATATTTAATTAATATTTTTATATAAAATGTATATAGTAAATATGTATCTAGATACATTAACTATAAAAATAAATTTGAAAGGAGGTAAAATATGAATAAAAATGTAATGGTTAAAGGTTTAACTGCTTTAACTATTTTAACATCTCTTGGTTTAGCTGAAAATATTTCTGATCAGACTCATTCAATTGCCAAAGCAGAAAAGAATGTCAAAGAAATTACCGATGCAACTAAGGCACCATACAATTCAGTGGTAGCATTTGCGGGTGGTACTGGTGTAGTTGTTGGAAAAAATACAATAGTAACTAACAAACATATCGCTAAAAGTAATAATATTTTTAAAAATAGAGTATCAGCACATCATTCGAGTAAAGGTAAAGGCGGAGGAAATTACGACGTTAAAGACATTGTAGAATATCCCGGAAAAGAAGACCTTGCGATAGTTCATGTTCATGAAACAAGTACAGAAGGTTTGAATTTTAATAAGAACGTTAGTTATACAAAATTTGCAGACGGAGCAAAAGCGAAAGATAGAATTTCTGTTATTGGTTATCCAAAGGGTGCACAAACAAAATATAAAATGTTTGAATCCACTGGAACGATTAACCATATCAATGGAACGTTTATGGAATTTGATGCGTATGCACAACCAGGGAACTCTGGATCACCTGTATTGAATTCTAAAAATGAACTGATAGGTATTTTATATGCAGGTAGTGGAAAAGATGAATCTGAAAAGAATTTCGGTGTCTATTTCACACCACAATTAAAAGAATTTATTCAAAATAATATTGAAAAATAAGTACCATCAATTCATTCGTGAAGTTGATTTTTTAAAGAGTGGTTAAGAAAGCGGTTACATAATTAACTAAATATACTGAATTATGTATCTAGATATCAAAATAATTAAAAAAGAGGAACTTAAAATGAACAAAAGCGTAGTCATCAAGAGTTTAGCAACTTTAACAATTTTAACATCTGTAGCAGGTATTGGAACAACATTGGTTGAGGAAGTTCAACAAACTGCCAAAGCAGAAAATAATGTCACAAAAATTAAAGATACTAATATTTTTCCATATACAGGTGTAGTTGCTTTTAATAGTGCAACTGGATTTGTAATTGGAAAGAATACTATTTTAACAAATAAACATGTGTCGAAAAATTACAAAGTTGGCGATCGTATTACTGCACATCCAAATAGTGATAAAAGTAATGGTGGTATTTATTCGATTAAAAAGATTATTAATTATCCAGGTAAAGAAGATGTATCAGTCATTAAAGTTGAAGAACATGCAATAGAACGTGGTCCAAAAGGGTTTAATTTTAATGATAATGTAACGCCATTCAAATATGCAGCAGGGGCTAAAGCTGGTGACCGAATTAAAGTGATCGGTTATCCACACCCATACAAAAATAAATATGTTTTACATGAGTCAACTGGTCCTGTGATGTCAGTAGATGGTAGCAGTATTGTATATTCAGCGCATACTGAAAGCGGAAACTCTGGATCACCTGTGTTAAACAGTAACAACGAATTAGTTGGTATTCATTTTGCTTCTGATGTAAAAAATGATGACAACAGAAATGCATATGGCGTCTACTTTACACCAGAAATTAAAAAGTTCATTGCAGAAAACATAGATAAATAAACAAATTGACTTTAAACGAGCGTTGCAACATATCTCGAATTGTAAAGGAGCTTGAAAATGAATAAAAATATAGTCATTAAAAGCATGGCAGCTTTGACAATATTGACCTCAGTTACAGGATTAGGAACAACGTTAGTTGACAATGTTCAACAAATGGCTAAAGCAGAAAATAATGTCACAAAAGTAAAAGATACAAATATTTTTCCATATACAGGTGTAGTTGCCTTGAGTAGTGCAACTGGATTTGTAGTTGGCAAAAACACAATATTAACTAATAAACATGTATCGAAATATTATAAAGTGGGCGACCGTATTACTGCACATCCTAATAGTGACAAAGGTAATGGCGGTATATATACAATTAAAAAAATTACTGATTATCCAGGTAAAGAAGATATTTCAGTCATTCACGTTGAAGAACGTGCAGTTGAACGTGGACCAAAAGGATTTAATTTTAACGACAATGTAACGCCATTCAAATATGCAGCAGGTGCTAAAATTGGAGAGCGTATTAAAGTGATTGGTTACCCAGAACCATACAAAAATAAATATATTTTACATGAGTCAACAGGCCCAGTGACGTCCATAAATGGAAGTAGCATAGTATATTCAGCTCATGTCGAAGTTGGAAACTCTGGTTCTCCTGTATTAAATAGTAACAATGAACTCGTAGGTATTCACTATGCTTCAGATGCGAATAATGGTAACAACAAAAATGGATATGGCGTTTATTTCACACCAGAAATAAAGAGTTTTATTGCAGATCAAGTAGAAAAATAAAAATATTAGCTTCAAACGAGCATTAAAATATATCCTGAATTGTAAAGGAGCTTGAATATGAATAAAAACGTAGTTATTAAAAGTATTGCAGCTTTGACCATATTAACATCTATAACTGGCATAGGTGATTCAGTCCGAGAAGAAAAACAACAAATAGCGAAAGCTGAGAAAAATGTTACACAAGTTAAAGATACCAATGTCTCTCCATATAAAGGTGTTGTGGCATTTAAAGATGCGACAGGTTTTGCAATTGGAAAAAATACAATTATCACCAATAAACATGTATCAAAGGACTATAAAGTTGGCGATAGAATTACTGCCCACCCAAATGGTGACAAAGGCAACGGTGGAATTTATAAAATTAAAAATATTTCTGATTATCCAGGTAATGAGGATATATCAGTAATGAACGTTGAAGAAAATGCTGTTGAACGTGGAGCAAATGGTTATAATTTTAACGAAAATGTACAAGCTTTTAAATTTGCCAAAGATGCAAAAGTTAACGACAAAATTAAAGTTATTGGATACCCTTTACCAGCTCAAAATACATTTAAACAATTTGAATCAACTGGAACTGTAAAAAGTATTAAAGATAATAATTTAAATTTTGATGCATATATCGAGCCTGGAAATTCAGGATCTCCAGTTTTAAATTCAAATAATGAAGTCGTAGGAGTTGTGTATGGAGGTATTGGAAAAATCGGATCAGAATACAATGGTGCAGTTTATTTTACGCCTCAAATCAAAGAATTTATTCAAAAGCACATTGAACAATAAACATATTTAAATTTACACCAAGAACATGTTGTTCAATGATTTTAATGAAAAAACATCGGTGAATATAACATAAAAAAACAAATGTCTATAACAAAACATCATGAATAAACAGAGGAGCACAAAAATGAATAAAAATATAATCATCAAAAGTATAGCGGCATTAACGATTTTAACATCAATGACTGGTGTCGGTACAACAATGGTTGAAGGTATTCAACAAACAGCCAAAGCAGAAAATAGTGTGAAATTAATTACCAACACGAATGTTGCACCATACAGTGGTGTTACATGGATGGGCGCTGGAACAGGATTTGTTGTTGGAAATCATACAATCATTACCAATAAACATGTTACTTATCACATGAAAGTCGGTGATGAAATCAAAGCACATCCTAATGGTTTTTATAATAACGGTGGTGGACTTTATAAAGTTACTAAGATTGTAGATTATCCTGGTAAAGAAGATATTGCGGTTGTACAAGTTGAAGAAAAATCAACGCAACCAAAAGGTAGAAAATTCAAAGATTTCACTAGCAAATTTAAAATAGCATCAGAAGCAAAAGAAAGTGAACCTATATCTGTTATTGGTTATCCAAATCCTAATGGAAATAAACTACAAATGTATGAATCAACTGGTAAAGTACTATCAGTGAATGGAAATATAGTGACATCTGATGCGGTTGTCCAACCTGGCAGCTCTGGTTCACCTATATTAAATAGTAAGCGAGAAGCAATTGGTGTTATGTATGCTAGTGATAAACCAACAGGTGAAAGTACAAGGTCATTTGCTGTTTATTTCTCTCCTGAAATTAAGAAATTCATTGCAGATAATTTAGATAAATAATTCATCCATCCGTACTTTGATAAATGATTTTAAAAATTAACAACAAAATCAACAATTTTAACCATCTCTGTGATTCTATTTATTCGAAATGATTTTAAAAAATAAAACTTCAAAAACCTAACCCTATATTAATACGAATACTTAGAGGAGCAGAAAAATGAATAAAAATATAATCATCAAAAGTATAGCGGCATTAACGATTTTAACATCAATGACTGGTGTCGGCACAACAATGGTTGAAGGGATTCAACAAACGGCCAAAGCCGAGCATAATGTGAAACTAATCAAAAATACTAATGTAGCACCATACAATGGTATCGTTTCGATAGGATCAGGAACAGGGTTCATTGTCGGTAAAAATACAATTGTTACTAACAAGCATGTCGTTGCAGGTATGGAAATTGGCGCACATATCATTGCGCATCCGAATGGTGAATATAATAATGGCGGATTTTATAAAGTTAAAAAAATTGTCCGTTATTCAGGTCAAGAAGATATTGCCATTCTACATGTGGAAGATAAAGCTGTTCATCCAAAAAACAGGAATTTTAAAGATTACACAGGCATTTTAAAAATAGCATCAGAAGCGAAAGAAAATGAACGCATTTCAATTGTTGGCTATCCAGAACCATATATAAATAAATTTCAAATGTATGAATCAACAGGAAAAGTGTTGTCAGTTAAAGACAACATGATTATTACTGATGCTTTCGTAGAACCAGGCAACTCAGGTTCAGCTGTATTTAACAGTAAATACGAAGTTGTAGGTGTTCACTTTGGTGGTAACGGCCCTGCAAATAAAAGTACAAAAGGATATGGTGTTTATTTCTCTCCTGAAATCAAGAAATTCATCGCAGATAACACAGATAAATAAATCCTTACATAGATAAATGATTTTAAAAATTAACAACAAAATCAACAATTCAAATCATCTCAGTGATTCTATTTATTCGAAATGATTAAAAAAATAAAACTTCAAAAACTTAACCTTATATTAATACGAATACTTAGAGGAGCACAAAAATGAATAAAAATATTATCATCAAAAGTATTGCGGCATTGACGATTTTAACATCAGTGACTGGTGTCGGCACAACAATAATTGAGGGTATTCAACAAACGGCCAAAGCAGAAAATAGTGTGAAATTAATTACCAACACGAATGTTGCACCATACAGTGGTGTTACATGGATGGGCGCTGGAACAGGATTTGTTGTTGGAAATCATACAATCATTACCAATAAACATGTTACCTATCACATGAAAATCGGTGATGAAATTAAAGCACATCCTAATGGTTTTTATAATAATGGTGGTGGACTATATAAAGTTACTAAGATTGTAGATTATCCTGGTAAAGAAGATATTGCGGTTGTACAAGTTGAAGAAAAATCAACGCAACCAAAAGGTAGAAAATTCAAAGATTTCACTAGCAAATTTAAAATAGCATCAGAAGCAAAAGAAAGTGAACCTATATCTGTTATTGGTTATCCAAATCCTAATGGAAATAAACTACAAATGTATGAATCAACTGGTAAAGTACTATCAGTGAATGGAAATATAGTGACATCGGATGCAATTATCCAGCCTGGCAGTTCTGGTTCACCTATATTAAATAGTAAACGAGAAGCAATTGGCGTAATTTTTGCTGGTAATACTCCATCAGGTGAAAGTAAAAGAGGATTTGCTGTTTATTTCTCTCCTGAAATTAAGAAATTCATTGCAGATAATTTAGATAAATAATTAATACTTAGACATTCACCCAATCCTGACAAAATATACTATAACTAACATTTATTAATATATATTGCATTATTTAATATGCATCAAAGCCAATCAATGATTGATTTTCACCAACTCAATTGTTGATTGGTTTTATTTATGTATGAATGAACAACTTTTCGACATCATTGAGAATATAAATGATTTTGAAAGCTACAACATTTCCATAAAATTTTTCAATAACAATTGCGCCACTAAAACTCAAAAATTTCCACCATCAACATCAAAATTCTCAACATCGCAACATAACCAAATGTTATAATAAATCTATTACACAAA